AAGCACGGGATTTAACACGTTTAGTTTAAATTCTCAAACGGGGGCTATTGATTTACAATTTACCTTTAACGCAAATATCAACGACCAAATAAAAATATTGGTTTACACGGGTAATGCGTCGGTTACTATTGCGAGTTTTCAATGGGAAATTACCCAAGTGCCTTTTGGAATAGAAAATAGCACTATGGATATGGCGGTGGTTATGCCACAAATTAAGGTTGGCGATTTTATCCAAAAATTCCTAAAGACTTACAACGCTATTTTGGTACCCGTAAGCGATACAGAATTTGAGTTACACAATATAGACGACTATTACGCCGATGGTTCAACCAAGAATTGGACCGAGTACATAGACATAACCGATATTAGGCACGAAAAAATGCCTATTCCTGGCCGTATAACGATGCAACACACCGACGCCGAGGACCAAGCCAACGTTGCATTTAAAAGTTTAAATAATCGCAATTATGGAAGTGTTGACGTATCGCCCGAAGTGGACTTTTCGGCGGACGAATTAAACATAGAAACGCCGTTTAGCGTATTCACCCCCGCCGTAATTAGGGAGGTAGACACCAAAGGGCAATTAGTAGGGGAAACGGACTTACAAATGCCCGTGATTTTAGATGCCGATAATAAAGGCGTTAAAGCCGATTTGTGGTTATATTATTACGTGGGCTTTACAAGTACCTCGGATTCGTGGAAATTAAATAACGTAGACCAATTTAGTTACCCTTTGATTTCGTCTTATTCGGACTACCCAACGGCAAGTACAGATTATTCCCTAGCGTTTGGATTAGAAACAACGTTAAGCGGGGATACACCAACCAATACTATGTACGTAGAATTTTGGAGGGCGTATTTATCGCGGTTGTACTCAAGCAAAAGCCGAGTGGTTTATTTGGATGCGGTTTTGCCCGTTGGTGAGTGGCTTAATTTGCAAATGAATGACACCATCGCTGTAAGTTCTAATTACTACAAAATCCAAAGCATCGAATATGATATGTTAGCGGAAAGGGCTAAACTAGTATTAATTAGTTACCCCGATGTTGATGTACAAAAATACACAAGTGCGGGGGATGGCGTAGGATGGACCGATGGGGACGACCGAGTAGATGGCGTAAGTGTTCTTAATGGTGATAGTGTAGGTAGGGCGGTAACGCATGGTAAACCCGATTTAAACGGGGATGTAACGGTAGATAACCTAGGCCAAAAAGGGTATGGGTTTAGTAACGTTGGATTTCTTAATAGGGCGGTTCGTGAATTACTCAAGGGAATAAATGTAATAACCGCATACGCCACAAGCATTGAAACTATATCGGTAGATGAATTTGGTAATTATACGGCGGTAAGTTTAGATAGTAGCCAAGTATATGGGAATGAGGCATATTTTGGTTTAGGTACCAATTCGGTAGATATCAGCGTAAGCGCACGTTATAAAATTACGGGTATGATTGGGCTAGACCATTCACATGGCCATGATTTAAGCGTGGCGGTATTGGTTAACGATCAAATCACACTAGCCGAGTGTAACGTAGGAACTACGGACCAATCCACAAGCGTAAGCACCATTTTGGATTTGAACGCGGGGGATGTTGTTACGTTGGGCGTTAGTTGCATAGATAATCATTCGGGTAATGTGGACATAAATACGGCTCGATTAATGGTTGAAACAAAATGATAAGCGAAGTAATAAAATTAATTCAAAGCGATGAATGGCGCGGCGTTTCCGAACGTATGGAAATAGCCAAGGGCAAAAATAAAGTAATTCAAACTTGGGGTGAGTTATTTCAAATGTTTAAAAGAATAATAAAATGGCCGAAAAAATAAAAGTTGTTATTGACGTTGACGCGGATAACGCAACCAAAGAAGTAAACGATTTAAATAAATCGGTAAATAATACAACCACTAGCACCGATAAGGCAAATTCAAAATTAAATAATTTAAGCGATACCGCTAGTAAATTACCTGGGCCATTAGGCGGAGTAATTGCGGGTATTCAAGGGGTTAGTAAATCAATGTTGGCGTTAATTGCTACGCCATTAGGTGCGGCATTAGCGGCAATCGTTGGAGTATTGTATAGTTTAAAACGTGCTTTAACAGATTCCGAAGAAGGGCAAAATAAATTAAATCGTATTTTAAGTGTAGCGGGTGCGTTATGGGGTAACATAATGGACATTGTAGCGGATTTAGGAGAGGCAATAATAAAAGCCGTAACTGAACCCGTTGAATCTATGAAAAGCTTTGCTAATGGGGTTAAGGAATTTATTTTACATCCTATTGATTCAGTTCGTGAGGCTTACAATGGCGCGACTGAATCTGCAAAGGCATTTGTAAAAGAACAAAAAGAGGAAATAAAAGCCGCCGATGAAGTGGCTAAAATGCGTAACAAAGCGGATAAGATAGAGCGAAAATTATTAGTTGATCGTTCGGTATTAGAACAAAAAATAGCGGAATTACGATTAAAATCTAGGCAAGAAGAAGAATTTAGCGCGGCGGAAAGGCGAAAGGCATTAATCGATGCTCAAAAGTTAGAAGACCAATTATTAGACCAAGAAGTTGAGGCGTTAAAATTAAGACGCGACGCGCAAAAATTAGAAAACACATTTAGCCGTACAAATAAAGAAAACGCAGACAAAGAAGCGGAGGCAATTGCGGCGGTTAACAACATCGTAGCGCAACGTTTGAATTTACAACGTGCAACACAAAGGGAATTAAACCGAGTAAACAAAGAAATTGAACGCGATTTTAAAGCAAGAAAAGCGGCCGAAACGGCGGAAAACAAAAAAGCCGCCGAGGAACGCAAGAAAGCCGAGGATGAAGCGTTTAAACAATTTGTCGAACAAGAGGTAGCAAATTACGAATACCGACAAAAACAAAAAGAGAAACAAAAGAAACAAGAAGATGAAGAATTTGAAGCGTTCTTAGCTCAAGAATTAGCAAATCACGAGTATAGGGAACAATTAAAATTAAAAGAGTTAGAAACAGAAAAAGCGTTAGCCGAGGCAAAAAAGAAATTACAAGAAGACGTTTTAAACGCGTCTATTAATGCCATTAGTGGATTGCAACAATTACTTGGCGAAGATTCTAAATTTGCTAAAGCGTTAGCAATTGCACAAGCAATAATTAGCACATACCAAGGGGCATCGAAGGCATTAGGCCAAGGAGGTATAGCGGGGCCAATTGCGGCGGCTGGTGTTATTGCTCAAGGTCTTGCACAAGTAAGAGCGATTACGCAAACTCCAATACCCGAACCACCAATGGGCGGAGGTGGAGGTGGAGGCACCCCACAATTAGCGGGGCCAAGTGTTGGAATAATAGGCGGTCAATTAGACGCGGGGGCGCAATTACAAGCCGACATTGCGGGGCAAATGAGAAAACCCGCAAGGGCTTACGTAGTGGGTCAAAACGTAACAAGCCAACAAAGCCTGGATAGGCACATAAGACAAAACGCAACACTAGGTACCAAGTAACGTTAATTAGATATGCAAAAGAAGGTTGTAAAAGTTGAGTTTGGAATTATTCAAGACATTGAAAAAATGGTCAACGAATCCGAATCTATATGGAAATCCGCCAATTCTAAAGTGGGTAGCATTTTACGAAGTGCAAAAGATAAGGTACAATCCGAAATAAAACCTATGGTAGAAATTCGCGTTGAACTATTCAAAATTGGTCAAGATTTTGAAACAAAAGCGGATCAACTTGGGTTAAGCAATGCGGATAAAAACAAATATTTAAAAAGTGTCGATAACGCTATAAAAGCCATTGATAAAAGAATTGATTCTTTAGAAGAAGTTAATCGTTTAATTAATATGAGATTCTAATAATGCGTATCGTAGAACTAATTTTAGACGATGACCAAATGGCCGAGGGCATAAGTGCTATTTCAATAGTAGAAAGCCCCGCCATAGAATCCAACTTTATAGCATTAAAAAACCACGCGGTACAATTTGCAACCGTTGATACCGACAAACGCATATTAATGGGTCCCGCTTTAATTCCTAATAAGCCAATTTATAGGAATCAGGACGGCGAAGAATTTTACGTTTACTTTTCAAAGGCAACAATTGAAAAAGCAAGTCAATTATACCTAAAGAATGGCAACCAAAGCAAAGCCACGTTAGAGCATGAAATAAGCATTAACGGGTTGACCTTGGTAGAATCATGGTTAAAGATTGACGAACAACACGACAAAAGCGCGGCGTATGGTTTAAACGATCCCGTAGGTACTTGGTACGTGGCTATGAAAGTAGACAACGCCGAGATATGGGACGAATACGTAAAGACGGGTAAGGTTAAGGGCTTTTCAATTGAGGGTTTCTTTGCCGATAAAAGCACGGTAATGAACCGCCACGAAAGCAAATTAGAGCAACTTAAAAATTTATTAAACGAATATGCAAAAGAAACTAATTAAAACAGAATTAGCCAAAATTCAAGACGCACAAGCGGCATACGCGGATGCCTTCGGTAGAAAAAGAACATTGCAAAAGAAAATCCAAGACCTACGCGATGAAGTAGGGGCGGCCGTAAAAGAGGCTAACCGTGCGGTGGTGAATTACAACGAAGTGGAAAAACTACTTAAAAACCTAGGTATGCCAACTAAAGAAATTGCGGGTGGCATGAAGGCGGCGCAAAAGTTGCTAAAAGAGTACCAAGGCGTAAGTAAGAAAGTTAATACGATTAGGTAAAATGGAAAAAATATTAAAATACGTTAACCATCACTTTGGTAGTGAGGCCAAAGTAATTAAGACGGATTTGGCGGCCCAAGATTTAAGAGAAAACGCTGAAAAAATAAACTCAGTTGTTTTAAACATGGGTTTTTTTAATGAATTGCAACGAGTAGAAAATAAAATGTCAACTGCAATTAGAGATGCAATGGATTTAGAAAAAACCGTATCAAAAAATTTAGAAGAATTTGTAAAAGCAATTAAAGACCTGGGGATGAACCCAAATGAGTTCACAAATTACAAATTTGCCACAAGAGAATTAAGTTTATTAAAAAGTAATATAAAAGATGCTCAAAAAAGATTACAAGCCCTTGAAAGAGCAATGGGATCTTAAAAATCTAACACGTAACCAAACAAACGTTAATTGAATATGAGTAATGCAAAAGACATCCTAGCCCGTGTTTACGACATCGTAATGGGTAAGGAGGTTGAGGCACCAAAGGTTGAGGCCGAGGCCACGCCAGAGGTTGTGGAAACCGAACTAGCACAAGTTAAAACCGCCGATGGTGAGGCAATTTTTGATGCCGAGGCATTCGAGGTCGGACAAAATGTATTTATCGTAACCGAAGAAGGAAATATTCCAGTACCTGCGGGTATGTACACCCTTGAGGAGGGTATGATGATTTCCGTAGACGAAAACGGCGTTATCGTTGAGGTTAAGACCGAAGGCGAAGAAGAAGTTGAAGCGGGATACGACAAAAAAGAGGAAATGGAGGAAGAAATGGCAACCGAAATGAAAGAACCTAAAAAAGTTGTTAAGTCTAAAACCGAAATGGAAGAATCTTATTTTTCTAAAATCGAAGCGCGTTTGAGTGCGATCGAATCTAGCAACGACGAATTGAAAATGGTGGAAAACGTGAAGTTAAGCGAGGAAAACGAAGAATTGCGTAAGCAACTTGCAGAAACCCCCGCTAACCACACAAAGTTCAACCCCGAGAGTGAAGCAAAGCGCGACTTCCAATTTAAAATTGGTGCAAAGCGTGGCGAAACTATCCAAGACCGAGTATTTAATTCATTATTTTAAAAAAAACACAATCATGGCAGATATCAAAAACATCAAATTGAGTGGCCCAACGGTTTCCCCAAACACCTACGCGGGTGAATTTGCGGGTAAATATATCGCGGCCGCATTGTTAAGCGGTGAAACTTTAGCAAAAGATTTCATTACCGTACACCCTAACGTAGCATTTAAAGAGGTTATCCGTAACTGGCAAAATTCAGTTGACGTAACCGCCGCTACTTGTGACTTCACGGATTCTTCAAGTGTAACACTTGGCGAGTACGTATTGGAAACTTCCGAGAAGCAAGTAAACTTACAACTTTGTAAGAACAACTTGCGTAACACTTGGGAGGCGGCACAAGCGGGTTATTCAGCGTATGAGAAATTACCAGCATCTTTTGAAGAGTTCCTTTTGGCTCAAGTGAGCGCGGAGGTTGCACAAGCAATCGAAAAAGGTATTTGGAAAACTAACCTATTCTATGATAGCGCAAGTGTTGCGGGTCAAGATGGAATGTTCGGTTACTTGGTAGATAATAGCGCAATCGAAGAAACTGCAAGTGGCGCAACTACTGGTTCAAACGTTGTAACACGTTTACAAGCCATGTTAGACGCATCACCTGCGGCTCTTTATGGTAAAGAAGATTACGGTTTCTATGTAGGACCTAGCACAATGAAAGCATATCAAGCGGCTTTATCTGCGGGTAACTATAACTTCCAATTCTACGTTGGAGAGAAGCCAATGAACTTCCAAGGTATCCCCGTGAACCTTTGCCCTGGTCTTACAGACGACGACGCGGTGTTAGGTCTTAAGCGTGATTTACACTTTGGAACGGGTCTATTGAGCGACTTAAACGAAGTTAAGGTTATCGACATGGCAGATATCGACGGATCACAGAACGTACGAGTAATCATGCGTTTCACTGGTGGTATCATCGCAACGAACCCAACTCAGCAAGTTGTACTTAACGTAACCTAATTCATTTAGATTTGTATAATAACGGGGGTGGGAAAAATCCCGCCCCTTTTTTTCACTAAACAAAATAAAAAAATATGGCTTGTAA